GTAGAATTCGATGCTAAAAAAACGCCTTGTGAGCGTGATCCCTTCGCACTATTGCATCGAGCGCAGCAGGCAATCATATTTTCCAAACTAATCGGATCTCCTCCGGACTTGATGCTTTGTATATGGTCCACGGTTGTAGCATCCTGACCACAATAGGCGCACGTGTATCCATCACGCGCTAGGACTACGAGCCTAGCTTTCTTATACTTTTGACTAACTCGAGGGTCCTGTCTACCTCGTACCATCTCAGTACCATCCTCGCTCATTGTGAAAGGCTAGCGCTTTACATGGAGTGCGGTGTTTGTGAGCTATGTACTTAAGCCCTAAATCTATCTGTACAAATGGATCATGTACTTTCAGCTTTAGTAATTGAGGTATGCCATAAGCCGAGCTCTTGGGATTATCAGCTCTAGGATCCCATTTACTTTCACGCATCCATAGGATCTCTAAACATCTATATTGCTTAGCATTGAGTAGCTTTATATGTGCGTAAAGTTTGTAGTTTTCTTTATCTCTTTGTGTGCTTATAGCTTGAGATGCAGGCATATTGCTAAATAGCAATAGCCCGGCCAAAAGCACCAAACTACGCCTGCGAGCTATCCGCCTCAGCGGCTCGCCTGCGAGTATGGAGCGTACTCCTAAAGTCAAATAGGATGCAACATTGAGCGTGTGCTTGAGCGTGTCCCACACCTTTTTAACATATGTGGATAACTCTTGTGGATAACTCATAGTTTAACCTGCATCCCTAAGTAGTGCGTATAAGCCGGTGGAATAGCCTCGACTAATTCGCCCCATATCATCCAATTTATGCCCATCGCTTCGTACGCTTCGGGCATTGTCTTAGCTGTATGTCCACCGCCCGGGATCTCGTCACGCATTGAGCCATATATGCCTACCGGTTTACCCTGTTGCTTATGGTGGCAATCTGTACCCTTTAACTCAAGGTTAGACTCAAATAGCCGGTGCCTACGTACCTTGAGGCCAAACGCAGAGCCGCATACTTGTACCGCATCGATTAATGGTGCACCTTTGACATTTTCGATTATGTACGGTTTACCCGATACTACGAGTAGCGAGCGCACTTGAGCTAATAAGTCTTTTTTATTTGTGCTTTTACCTTGAGCCTTACGTAGATGCTGCGTAATACTGTAAGTCTGACACGGCGGCGAGGCGTGAATAAGATCGTACTCCTCTAGATCCTCCGGACGTAACTCCATTACATCTCTACGGATGTACTTAAACGGGTAACGCTTGCCGTGCTTAATATCCATACCTGTAACCTCAAAGCCGGCGCGGTGATAACCCATCGAGGCCCCACCTGCACCGCAGAATAGATCTAATACTTTAAGCATCTTTACCCCATCCCGTGCCCTTAAAGCTAAGACCCGGCGCGTTATAAATCTGCCGCATCATCATTGAGCAGCAATACGGCGTAGTGTGCTCTGCCATCTTTTCCACCGTCTCGTAACGCACGTTACACACTATGCACTCATACTCATACGTCGGCATCTTTAACGTCCTCCATTAACACTATGCCCATTACCCCACACTTAACGCATTGTAAAGACTTAACGTACGGTGGCAGGTTATCGGTTACTACGCGCTCTATATGATCGGTCATCTTGCCGCATAAACGGCATTTAGTTTTATACGTCGCCATAGTTAGACCTCTTTAGGTATTGCATCTCGAATAAATTAGATCGAGGGACCCAATAGTTATTCTGATACGGGTGTTTATATTTAGGCACCTTGGCCATATGTACCGGCATCCATCCCAGTAATACATAAACCGGGCTAAAGCCTGTAACTAATATAGCTACATCTGTAGGCCTGCCCGGTCCTCGATTTTGTAGTATTAAATGGCCGTTAGTGTGTTTGGTCCATTTAACCTCAATATTCTCGCCCACATCGGCCGTATCGTGTGCGTTATCGATCTCCGGTATAAAGCCGTAATCCCCAAAATAGTTAGCTACCGCGATCTCAGCCGCAGCCGCTTCGCTTTCTTGCCATACAAGCTCGTGCCAGTTTTTATAGACTTGGCCAAAATTGCTCGCATCCTGTATCTCAGCGTTACGCGTGATAGTGCGCTCTAGCCCTACTCGATGAGCCGTAATCTCCTGCGAGCGATCGAGTACGAGTTTAACTAAGCTCGACATTGTGCACATAGCCACGTTACGACCTCGAGGCCTACATCGCGAATAGTTAAGCCGCCTGATTGACTAACCCACTCGCCGCAATAATCGCACTTATCTACCGGAGTAGCACTTGTCTCGCCGTTATCGTGGATCGTCATAGCGATCCCGTTTTTTATGTATGTAATCTCGCCCATCGTTATACCTGCGGCTTCCACTTACCATCGGAGCCGAGCACGTGCCAATACGGGTTACATTGATTAGCGCGGTTTTTCTCGGTGCACTTGTAAGCTGCCCACGGTTTACCGGTTGCCTTAGCCGTGCCCTCGGCCCATATCATCGTGCCATGAGCACATCGAGGAGCAGCAGCTACTAGCTCACCGCCTAGGCTTTTACCAATCTCTAAAATGCCACTAGCCATCGTCGCCATATCCTCGATTGAGGCCTTTGTACTCCATGGATCCGAGTCTGCCGGTAAAGTCTCTACCTTTTGCATATCTTGTACTGTAGGCCGTGCATGCTCACTCGGCGTTAATAGTCCGATTACGCGCCCATAAGCTGAGGTAATCGTGTCCTCGATAAACCATTTTTTCATATTGTTTGGATAGGTCGATACGTTGCCAAAAGCATAATCTACGGCGCTAGGCACCATATCCTCATACTCTCGGTATGCCTCGGCTTTTACTAAAATCGTGCCTTTAATAATATCGATGTCCTCGATGTAGGCGACTAACCTGCCGGATGGAAACTCTAATCTAAAGCGTTTAATACGAGCGTTTACATCCTCGTAATTATCTAAAAACCCCATTAGATTAGCTCGCTCTCTTTTAGAGCTTTAGCGATAGCGCGGCCACGTACAAAGCCCTCGCCGTGCCCGTGCTTAAAACCGATTGAGTAACCGATCACCATAAACATAAAGCCCATACCGCAGGCTGCCAAACCGATCAATATATCTAAACTATTCATTACTTAGCCCTTTGTTAAGGCTGATCAAGCTACTAACCGAGTAGCCCTCTCAGCGTTTGTAGTATCAGTATGAGGGCTTTTTGTCAGATATCAAAGCGTATTCGTGTTTGGCGTGTCGGCCTTAGGGTGCTCTTTAGGTTTAGACTTTAAGCCGTTACCGGCTAATACGCCACCAAGGGCACCGGTTAAGAATATGGCTAAGGTTTGTAAGAGTTGTATAAAGTCTCGATCGTTTGGCGCTTGAGCTCCTACGGGCTGCGTAACAAAAACAAGCGCGTATACGGCACCTGCGGTAATTACAAAAAAAGTTAAAGCTAATACCGCCCCAATTAAAAATATAAGGCGAGCGTGGATATCCTCAGGCGTTAGCCGCTTATTTTCTTTACTCATTTGTCGTAATAAGGTCCTTAGTGCAGGTCCCGGTAGCCTCGCATTGAGGCGGAGTGCACTCAGGCTTTGTCCAGTTTTCGTATTTTTGGCACTCATATCTTACCCACCCATCGTAACCGCACCCCGATAGGAGAATAGTCCCCACTATCGCCCCTATCAGGGCCCGGATCATTTAGAGCCTAGTCCGTATTGCTTTTCGCTTGGTTGTACCGCTTTAAGTAGCGGACCTACGAGGCCGGCGATAAAGGCATTAGCTAATACTTTTGGATCAGTAATACCGGACATATACAAAGCTGCTACGGATGCGAGCGCTGCTCGTGCATATGATTTAGCTGCTGCTTCTAATTGTTTTTTATTCATTTTTTAATCCTAACTTTTCTATTAGTTGTTTAGCCTTAGTAGCCGATACCTCTACCTCAAAGTGCATATCGTCCGGCCTGCTCTTAAAGTCGCCGCCCCACTTAAGGCCGTACTTTTTAGCAAGGGCTCTAATCATTGGTATTTTTTCAGCCGGGAAAGTGTCGTACTTTCCTAGCGGATGCTTTGTCGCATTTAGATCGATGGCCGTCCCGGATGAGTGGCACGATAATTTTGTAGGGTTGCCTCGCACCATCCTGTAAGCGTATGCCCAATCGTCAAACGTGCCCTCATCGATTGGCTCGATCAGCTCGTGAAACTCCGCAGCAAAGGCGGCCAAAAGAGGCCCAACACTTTCGGCACACCTTAGCTTACGATCCGTACCTTTTACGAGGTAGGACTTTATTTTAATTGCATCCGGGTCTTTTGATGCCGGATAGCCGTTATAACTAGTCTCCACTTGTAACGCTCGGTGTGGATTGTTCCGCTTGCATAGCCTCATAGGTTGATTTCAACATTGAGGTAAATGTGCCGTCTCCATTGTCAATTAAGACAACGACTGCATCTGTCATTGGTTCAATGATTTCTGTAATGTTTTCCATTTTACAACTCCGCACTAAAGCCAACAAAGGCAGTTGAATTAAGTCCTGCTAATAATTGCACAAAGCCACCAGTTGTTAAACCGCTAGCAACATTTGCACTTAAACAACCAATTTTTGTACCATCGGCAACTGTGCCTATTGTCAGGCTTGTAAGAGCAAAAGCCGAACTACCTGCCTGTAATCGGTAAAGGTTTGCCGTTGTCGTATCCACGCTAGTAGGTAACACTCGCATTTCAACAGGTAAAGGAATCGTTATGTAAGCGTTTGTGGTGCTGCTATTTGTACCATTTCCAAAATAAGCATAGTTATTTGCAGTAGGTGCGTATCGAACATAGTAACGCTGGCAAGCGGCTAACTCTCCTTGGATTGTTGCCCCATTGGTGCGGAAAGGTAGTGCCACGCTGCCGATGTCAATCTGAACACCAGTCACCTCAAAGTAATCATTAGCACCAGCCGTACCAGTTGGGTCACAAAAGAACTGAATTGCCATTTCTGTTGTTGCTGCTGGAAGCGCGCCACTATAACTAAAACGCTGCCAAGTCGTTGTCAGTGTTGCGGTGTTATTTATTGTAAATGAAGCGCCTGTATAAGTACCCTGAATTGCTTGGTCTGTTCCTGTACCTGTCCAAACACGGCTACCAAATGCGCTAGAAGTCGGTGAATAATTAGCACCAGCCCGAGCATAAAAAGATAATGTAACTGTCTTTCCAGCATAAGGAATTGAGTTTACTGTCTCAAAACTATTGCTTAATGAAAAGCCTGTTGTAGATGTCGAACCTGCGGTGCGTTGGAATCTTGCACAATACTGAATATTTGGCAGGTTAGTGGTATCGCCTGTGACTTGTCGGCTAACTGTTCCAGCACTTGCCGCCAATGCGTACCAGCGGTCTAATGTGTATGCAGCCGAAGCGGTAGAAAATGAAGTGCCTCTTTGTGCTATCTGAAAGGCTGAGTTAATTACAGGATTTGAAATTGGATTACCTGCCGTGTAGCGCAAGCCTGTCGAAGTCGAACTATCTGCTACGAGTGTCTCGCCGTTGTTGCCCACGGATAAAATAGCCGGGGTATCGTTCGCACTAGCTCCGATTAAATCGCCTTTTGCGTTTACGATAGAGTTTTGGATCGCGTTAGCATCATCCGTAGTAACCCAAGTAAAGTCCATATCCGTACCGGAGGTTTTACTAAGTACCTGCCCGGTAGTGCCGCCCTTAAGATCGACTAGCGATCCATCGATAGAGTCTCCAAGTGCCT